CATGACGGGGAGTTATCGGAACAGCGCAGAAAGTCCATGCACGCATATTATGGACAAAAGATTGGTAATGAGGTAGCAGGCCGGTCCCGTATCGTCACCAGGGATGTGTTGGAGGTTGTAGAGTGGGCTATGCCCGAATTGATGGACGTGTTTACCTCTGATGACACTGTAGCCATATTTGCCCCTAAAAGTGAGAAGGATCAGGCCGAAGCGGAACAGGCAACTGACTACGTAAACCACCTGTTTTTTAACGAAAACGATGGCTTTACCGTGTTCTATAACATGATGAAGGATGCCCTGTTACAGAAGACTGGAACTGTAAAGGTGTGGTGGGATGACACGCCTGAAACGAAACGGGAGGAATACAGTGGTCTTGACGATTTCCAATTTCAAAAACTGGTTTATGATGAAGATATGGAGGTATTGGAGCATACCGAAACTCCACTCGCAGATGCGGAGACTGCCCAGGCGTTAGGTGTTCCGGAGTTGATGTTGCATGATATTACCGTGGAACGCACCTATAATGACGGGCGTATCAGGGTTGAAGTTGTACCGCCTGAAGAAATGTTGATTTCGAAAAGGGCACGCACTATCGAGGATGCACAGCTTGTAGCACACCGTATCTACCTGACTGTCAGCGAAGTAAAGGAGATGTTCCCTGATGCTGACATGGAGAAGATTGAGGAGATGGTTGGGGATGATGAACAGGAATGGGACGAGGAGTTTATCGCCAGGCACGATTTTGATGATGTTTATGGTGGGGACGATTCTTTTAGTAATCGTTGGCTTGGACGTAAAGTATGGATCACCGAGTGTTACATTAAGATTGACTGGGACGGGGATGGAATTACAGAACTGCGGAAGATAACGAAGGCTGGGCAGTATATTTTAGAGAATATCGAGGTTGACGAAAAACCGTTTGCCATAATCACCCCTATTGCGATCCCACATAAATTGTTCGGTATGTCACTGGCTGACATTACCATGGACCTACAGATTACCAAATCCGCTATTTTGCGGAATATCTTGGATAACAACTATAACCTGACCCATGGGCGCTTTGAAGCGGTTGACGGTCAGGTAAATATGGATGATTTGCTAACATCACGACCCGGTGGCGTAGTGCGGGTTAAACAAGCTGGCGCCTTAAGGCGGTTAGATACACCGCCTATTCCCGCTGGTGGTTATGACATGTTGCAGTATTTGGACCAACAGAGAGATGGGCGTACTGGAATATCTAAGTTTAGGACTGGCCTGGATACGGATTTCTTGAATAACGCCAAGGCTGGACCGGTAGATAACCAGATGGAAGCTGCAAACGCCCGTTTGCGTTTGTACGCCCGATCTTTCAAGGAAACAGGCTTTAAGCGCATGTTCAACCTGATGTATAAAAATGTTGTCATGCACCAGCAACGCCCACAGATGATTAAACTCCGTGGAGAGTGGGCGCAAATAGACCCGTCTGCTTGGGGTGGAGACTGTAATGTTACGGTCAAAACAGGGCTGGGCCATGGTGATAGGGGAAAGAAAATACAGGAAATGAGCCTGATTGGGCAGAATTACGCCATGTTACGCCAAGACCCTGAAATGCGTGAAATGGTCAGCAGGAACAACATATATCACAGTTTTACAGAGGGTTTGAAGGCCATGGACCACAAAAATGTCGGGGACTTTCTTACAGACCCGAAAAGTCTAAAGCCTTACAAGCCCCAGCCTGATCCCAAGGCTCAAGCGGAACAGGCCAAAGCACAGGCCGACATGAAGCGCATTGAGATGGAAGGTCAGAAGATGCAGATGGAAGGCCAGAAGATGCAAGCCCAGATGGGCTTGGAACAGCAGAAAGCACAGCTTGAAGTGCAAAAAATCAAGATAGACATGGCGAAAGAACAGCAAAAAGCCGAGATTGAGATGGCTAAATTACGTGCGTCCCTGTCTGCGGAAGAACAGCAGAACATGATTGAGCATGAGAAGTCTGGTATTGAGGTGATGAAACTGCAAGCGGAGATTTACAAGGTTGAGAGTGAAATAGCCCAAAAAGACGCAGAATTAGCACTAGCTTATGAGGAATTAGCCGTTGAAAAGGAACAAAACCGAAGTATCAAAATCGGCAACTAACTGTCCTACTACCAGTTCCGCATGGAAAAACACTGAAGCTGAAGTCTTAAACAAACTGTTCCGTTTGTCGGAACGGTATAGGACACGTTACATTCCAAGTAAAAAGAAACACCTGTTTCATAAGGAACGCCAATGGCGCGAGGAATACTAGGGAAATTAAGCCCTTTAGAGATGATGAAGCGGGCAGATATGGCTGCTATGCAGAGGGATTCTTCCCTTACAAGGCATGGTTTCCTGTCTGACCCTGACAAGCGTATGGAGCGTAATGTGTTGGGTAGTTTGCCGTTAGATGTACCAAATTACACACCACAGAACATGCCTGATTTTAGTGGTCAGGTGATGAATATGATGCCCATTGGCGGTATGACGCGCCCAGGAACATGGTTTCATGGAACGCCACATCAAGGGGCAATAAACAAATTCTCCCAACCAACAGAAAAAGATTATAAATTTGATATGCTTGACACTTTACTAGGCCCACATTTTGCCAAAGACACCAATATAGCAAATAAATTTGCTCTAGGACAAAACAGGCAAACATCTAGCGGGGGCGCTGGTCAAATGATACCGATGTCTTTTAAGGGCAGGGGTAAAGTACTAGACCAAAAAAGGTATGAAAATGGGGCATTAGAAACAGACCAATATGCTTTTGGTAGGGAAATTTCTGGTACTGTTTTGAAAAACAATAAACCCCTTTTTATTGAGTGGGTTATGAATGCTAGGAATATTAACAAGGATGATGCCGAAAAGGTTTGGAAAAGACTGAGTAGGGGTGAACATACCAAAAGAAAGGACATCCCCAAAACAGCGCAAACTAAAGCTGATAACTTTGGGGACTATGTTTCTAATTTTGACTCTAATATGGTTTATTTGGGGGATAAAAAGGAACAAATTATTGCAGAATACAAAAAAATTATGAGTGATAAGGGATTTACACATATAGAATATCAAAATACCGCCCCCATGGAAGTTGGAGAAAATACATTTAGACAACCATTATTAGATAATTCTGGGCAAGAAGTTTATGGAATGGGGGCTGGTAGCCACATAACTATACCTGGCGCGGAAGATAGAACTTCCGCAATTTTATTAGACCAAAGCATGGCTTCACCCAAATTTGGGTTGTTGCCATAAAACAAGAAACGCCAAAATAGGCTATAATATGGAAGATGAAGGTAAACGCAATAAGGAAATAGAACGTGGGGACAAGGCTGCGGCAATCCTCGATGACGAGCTATTGAAAGAAGCGTTTAAAGCAGTAAATGACGCATACATGAAGTCCTGGGAACACTCTAACGTAGAGCAACGTGACCGTAGGGAACGAATGTGGATGATGTCACAGAATTTAAAGGAAGTCATGTTACATCTACATACCGTAGTTGAAACAGGCGAAATGGCTAAGAAACAACTCGCCAACATGGACGAGGATGCCTTAGTTTCACAGTACGAAAAAAAGAAGTGGGGAATTTAATATGAGTATGTCACCTTTTTATAGGAAGATGCGTGTGAAAGAAACGGCACACGTTGAAAAACTGGCTACAATGACTGTCACCGCTGACACGACCTTACAGCCAGAGGATTCCGGGAAGGTTATCTTTATGAATCCGACAGGGATAGATATTACCCTGCCTGATCCACCGTTTTCAGGATTTAATATAAGAGTAATTCTGAACGCAGATAACGTCACCACAGCTTGTACAATTACGGCTGATGGAACCGGAGAATTTTTTGCAGGAAGTGTTTCAACAGCAGCAGATGGTGCAGCAACAGCCATTTTTGATGGAAGCACTACGGATGTTATCTCTTTTGCTACTACAGCAGATCAAGGTGATTATGTTGACATCATTTCTGATGGTTCAACATGGTTTGTCACTGGACAATGTTTTGCTGCTACAGCAATCACCGCAGAAACTTCGTAGTTATACTTAGTTTCTTAGGTGGTGTGTGAGGAGGTGCCTCACGAGGGTTTTGTTTTTGCTTTTGACTTAACCTAACTTTTTGAACCTCTCTTTTTCTATACTAACGTCTAAAAAAGAGTGTGTCAAATGAAATCTAGAACGTGGTCCGAGGGAATAATGCCTGACGACACAAAAGGAGTTTAAAATGCCCACCAACCCTGCGGGAGTGGAATTAGATCAATCAGCGATAGGCAAATCTGTTGCTGACGGAGCAGAACAAATATTACAGTCTGGAATATTGGACGGGTACGAAAGTCCCAGACCAAATCCAGAAGCACCGGTTGTTGAGGCAACCGATGAGCCTGAACAGGCACCAAAAGAGGAGGCAGAAGCCTCTGAGGAGTCTACAGAAGAACAACCTCAAACTGAGGAATCTGATGAAGAAACCGAACAGGAATATGAGGAAATCAAGGAACCACTCTACACCATTAAACAACATGGCAAGGATGAGTCGGTCACCCTGGATGAACTTAAAAGCGGATACCAGCGAAATGCTGATTACACGCAAAAAACGCAGGAACTATCAAAGGGTAGGAAGGAATTTGAGGCTGAAAGGAACGCAGTCATGCAGGAACGACAGCAGTACCAACAGGCTCTTGGACAATTCCAACAACTTATGCAAGAACAAAACTCCCAGTATGAAAACATCAACTGGGCTGAACTTGCAGAAATCGACCCAGCCCAGTACGTCACTAAGAAGGAAGAACAACGAGACTTACGGGACAGGGCAGCGCAGGCACAGTACGAACAACAGAGAATTATGCAAGTTCAGAATGCCGAAGCTGACCGCCAACGTCAGGAAATTCTAAGCGAAGAAGGAATCAAAATGGGAGAAGCATTCCCTGATTGGAACGATTCTGGTAAACGTGCAACGCTTTCCCAAACGTGGGTTGATTATGCTCTTACTCAAGGGTACACGAAGGATGAGATGGATGTTGTCTCTGACTCCCGTGCTTTCAAGGTTTTAGATAAAGCCATGAAGTACGACAAAATTCAGAAGGCATCAGCCAAGAAAGTATCCAAAGTTCCTAAAACAGTCAAACCAGGGTCACCGCAATCCCGTAAGGGTGCTGGTGCCAAAATGAAAAATAAAATGGGAGAGTTGAAGAAGTACGGACGGACAGATGATGCCGCCAGTATTATCTTTGATATGCTCTAAAAAGGGAAAATAATTATGGCTATTCTTTTAGGCACCGCAGAATATTTGGACGGTGTAACCACGGAAACTGGCGATTTGGCTGGTATTCGTGAAGACTTGAGTGATGTTATTTATAACATTTCTCCTACTGAAACACCTTTCATGTCCAACATTGGTCGCACTAAAGCAACCTCTGTACGGCACGAATGGCAGATTGATTCATTGGCTGCTGTAGCAGTTAATGCTTCTGATCAGGGTAAAAACTTTGACACCACCACGACCAACCAGATTGATGGTGTTGATGCTACTGTTCGTAAGAGCAATGTTACGCAGATTTCCGACAAGTCTGTAATCATCTCCGGAACCGCTGAAGCACTTCTGAAAGCTGGACGCAAGTCTGAACTGGCTTACCAGATTGCTAAAAAGGGTAAAGAGTTGAAACGTGACATGGAGCATAACCTTTGTGGTGTTGCTACCGGTGAGTTGGTTGCAGTTTCCGGAACGGGTGCTAAAACTCGTACCCTGGAAAACTGGATTTCTACCAACAAATCACATAACGGGTCTGGTGCTACGGCTACCACGCCTACCACGGCTGTTACCGATGGTACGACACGTAATATCACTGAAGATTTGGTTCGCGCACAGATTCAAGCGGCTTGGTCTGCTGGTGGTGATCCGGAATGTATGCTTGTTGGCCCTGTCAACAAACAGAACATCTCTAGCCAGTTTGCTGGAATCGCAACCCTTTATCGGGATGCTAATTCTGGACCGGCTACTGTAGTTGGTGCTTCTGATATGTACATCTCCGATTTTGGTGAGTTGAAAGTTGTACCTTCACGCTTTAGCCGTGACCGTACCGTTTCTATTCTTCAGAAGGATATGTGGGCTATCGCTTACTTGCGTCCGTTCAAGATTTATGAACTGGCTAAAACGGGTGATGCTGAAAAACGGTTGATGAACGTAGAGTATGCCTTGGAATCAAGGAACGAAGCGGCTTCAGCTAAAGTTGCAGATTTGACTACTACCCTTATCTAAGGGTTTTTGATCTGGGGGCTTCGGCCCCCATTTCTTTAAGGATTTTATGAATCAGAAAGTTGTACCTTTTAGCACAGACTGGGGTCAGAACATGGTTCGTACCGAAGCGTGGACTGAAAACGATTCTGTGATTATAGAGTCTACTCAAGACATTGAGCCAATCATCAAGCAGAACAGGATTGAACGTAACGCCTGGGACATTAAGTATGATGGCAAGTTTGGTCGGGCAGACAGATACCACAAGGTAGCCTGTATTCCCAATATCATTGTTGATGACTTGATGCGTAAGAAACTTTGGTGGGATAAGAAGTATATGAAACGCTGGTTGAACGACCCGAACAATTCTGGGTATAGAACGGGTGGAGGGTACATCTAATGGCTTTAGACAGCTTTGCAACATTCAAAACATCTATTGCCAACTGGCTGGATCGCACTGATTTAACCACAAGAATCCCTGACTTTATCACCTTGGCAGAAG